CGCAAAGACCAGCGTGCCGCCAAGCGCCGCGCCGATGCCGGTAGCCGCCAAGGCGACAACGCCTGCAACGGTCGCGACAGTCTTGATCGCACCCGACATCAGACCCTCCACGCCCCGACATATTCATGCACAATCATCGGAACGATGCGCTTGCCGTCCTCATGCCAGCCCAGTGCTTCGTTCCCGGCGTGAAGCAGGATCGCGTCGAACCCTTCCGTCCCGCGCACCACCGCCAGATCGCCAAGCAGCATCGACATCGGCGCAATCCGCGCACCGGGCAGCACCGCGTCGAGCATTGCCTCAACGTCGTCCCATCCGCGCTTCTTCATTACCCGCCGCGCCCCTAACGCGGAACGAATGTCCGGCATCGGCGGGGGACGGTGGCCCATCTTCCGAAGGTGATAACGCGCCATGTGAACGCAGCTGGTCCGCGCAGCCCAATCCAGCGGACGCTCACGATACTTCGCCAATGTGGCTTCGGTGGCGCGCTGGCGGCGCAGCAGATCAGGTATCATCGCTGCACCTGCTGTTGCTGGTAGATACCGCCGCCAAAGCCCCCTGCGCTTCCCCCACCGGCCACGCCTCCCGGCGGCGCAGCCACGCCCCATGCCACCGGCGTCTTCAGCCCCGTCGCCTGATCGTGCCCCGTCTCCCCCGGCCAGATTGACTTGTGCCAGGCCGCGCTCAGCGAATTGCCGCTGTTACGCAAAAGCAAGCGTTCGATCATCGTCCCGACCTCGAACTGGACCGAGCGCAACCCCTTGCCGATCTCCAGCACGCTGCGATCGATCCGCCCGTCGTAATACAACTCAGCTTCGGTGATCTGCCCGCTCGGCGCGTCGAACTCCGCGATATAGACCTTCACGCGCGAGCCTTGCAGCGCATCGCTGTCGAGCGTTGCGACCGGCGTATCCTTCGCTGGAAACACGCTAAAGCCAGTGGATGGCAATTCGTCCCCTAAACCTTCCGCAATAGCATCAACAGACGCGATCGAGCCCCAGACCGGATCGCTGCTGCGATAGGTCTCGCCTTCGAACACAAAAAACCCGCCATCGGACCAGCGCGCGGTGCCGGCGGGAAAGGCGACCGACATCAGGACGGCCAGCCCGACGCGCCGCATCACGCGGTCTCCCGGATCTCAAACGACAGCAGGGCATGGTGGGCAAGACTGACTTCCCACGCCATTTCATCGCCCACCAGCGTGCCCTCGATCATCGGCTTGGCGAGATGGACCTTGGCCCCATCGGCAAACGGCGCGCGGAGCATTTCGGACAGCGGAAGCACCGCATGTCCGTTCGCATCCGCAATCACGCCACCCGCGACGTTGTGGAGGTAGTGCTGCGCCTCGCCCGCGCTTTCGTCCACGATCGACAGCCAGAAGCCTTCCTTGGCGGCATAGTGCGGCGTCAGTCCGCGCACCGACAGGAACATGCCCGCCTGTCCCGCACCATCCACGACAGGTGCGCCGGGATTGCCCTGGTGCACACCTGCGAGCTGGAACGGCACGCGCAAACCTTCGCGCTTCGCCCGGATCAGACGCGAGACGACAATGCGACCCGCCTCCCGCATCACATGCGGCGGAAGCCCGAACTGGCATCGATAGCGATTTCCGGGCCGGTCGATCCGCAGCGCAGCCGCACCGCTGGACGGTTCCTGTGTCGCGCCGAAGTCCATCAGCGCAGGCATCATGGCATTCGGCACCACGCCGTCGGGTAATTCGATCATGCCATGCTCCGCTTTCGAGACCGCGCGAGGCTCATTTGCGCGCCCGCCGATCCGGCCCCGGCAGCTTGCATCGCCATGGGGGCTGCAACAGTTGCGGCGCGTCCATCAACATGCGCGTCGAAGTAGGGCGTCGGCACGATCTCGACGCGAGTTGCGCCGTAGCCCGCTTCATTCGCCGGTCGAACATTCAGCAGTTCGCCATGTCCCACCCGAGCGATCGGATTACCGTTCAGGCTCAAAAGGTTCTTGTCGATGCCGGGATATCCCTTGATGATGCCTCCGCCGCCGCGCGCGAAACCGGGCAGCGCGGTCGCTCGGCCCGACGCGATCGGAGTCCAAGCTCCTTCACCGCCCCCTGCAGCGGGCGCCGCACTCGTCGGCTTGCCGCTGATGATTGAGAACAGAGAACCGAGCAGCCCTCCACCACCGCCTTGCCCGCCACCCGCGATCAAATCGGCGAACCGGTCTGCCAAGCGGTCCAGCACCTTCGACAGCGCGTTGAAGCTGGAGTCCTGCATCCAGCGCTGGAAAAAGCCTTTCAGGTCGCCATCCAGCGCCGCGCGCAAGCCATCGCGGAAGGCGTCGCGGAAATTGCCCTGCATGTGAGCTTTGGCAAGATCGCTGGCTTCTCGCTGGGCCTGCGCCTCGGCCTCGCGCCGCCCCATGCCGTCGCGAATGAGGTCTTCCGTGCGGTCTCGCGTCCGCACAGCATCCTCGCGGCGCCGGATGAGTGCCGGATCATCGCCGCGCAGGCGGGCAAGCTCCAACTCATGCTGGTCCTGCTGATCGCGCAGACGCCGTTCCTGTGCGTCGGCCCGTGCCTTCTCGATGTTCAGCATCGACGCCCGGGCGATACGCTCTGCCGTGGCCAGATCGTAGCCTTCCCGGTTCAGTTCGGCGATTCGGTCCTTCAGCTCCTTCTCTTCGTCCAGATACCGCAGATGCTCGTAATCATTGTTCAGAAGGGCGACCTGATATTCGGTCTCGATCCGATAGTCGGTAAGCAGCTTCTCGCGCACCTCGGCCCGCGCCGCGTCGATTTCGGCCAGATCCTTCTCCGCTGCGACGCGTGCATCGGCCTTGCTCAACCCGGCATTGTCATAACGCTCGATCAGGCGCTTGAGATCGCGCTGCCGCTCCAGCGCCCGGATCGCATCTTGATCGCCTTTTTCGCGCGCAAGATTGAGTTGCTGCTCTAGCTTAATCTCTTCGCGGCGCTCGGCTAATTCTTCAGCGGTCGGACCGGTGCGACCTTTTGGAGTGCGAGGCGTGCGGGCCTTCTTCGACGGCTTGACCTTTGCTGGGACGGCAAAGTTTCCGCCTTCAAAATCGCTCCCGCCCGGCTTTCCTCCGCCGCCCAGCGGGTTCTTGTTGTGGAACGGATCGCCCGACAGCGACTGCCCGACGTTGGGAGTAGACAACTTCGCGCCGGTCAATTCACCTAGCATTTGAATCATGCCGCCCAGCCACGGCCATATCTGCGAAATCCATTCGCCGATCCGAATGATCGCGCGACCGACTGTTTGCACAGCAGCGTCCCACGCACCCGCCCAATCGCCGGTCAGCAGCTTGACGGCAGTTTCGATCACTCCGCCGACCAGATCGGCGATGGCGGTGAAGACTTCGAAAAATGCGCCTATCAGTTGCCCAGTCAAATAGCCCGCTAGAGTCAGGAACGCCTCCAGTAGCATTCCGACGAAACCGACCACTTCCTGCAAGAATTCGCCAACGGGCGACTGCATGAACGCGTCGAGTGCTTCACTCACCCGGTCAATTGTATCGGACAGTGAGGCAAATAACTCTCGAATGCCGTCACCTACTGCTTCAGACACGAACCGTCCGAATGCCTGTAAGCCACGCAGGATCGGACCTCCGAACAATTGCAGTGCCGTAATGACCAGCCCAACCGGGCCGAGAAAACGCAGGAAAAGTGGCGCAATTCGCCCGAGAACGGCTCCGATCCCACCGAATTTCGCGACCATCTTGCCTGCGACAACCACGAGAGTCCCGATCGGATTGACGATGGCACTAATGATGGCGAAAAGCGGACCCATCTTGACTAGCACGAGGGGCAGGATTGCCACCGCAAGCGCTGACAGAGCTATTGAGAGCGGACCGAGCGCGGCGAGGAAAACACCAAAGCCCACCGCAGCGCGCTTCACGCCATCCGGCAAATTCTTGAACCGCTCGACCACGCCTTCGACCACGGATGCGAGCTTCTGAGCGTACGGTTCGAGATATCCGCCGATTTCCTCCGCGAGCTCTCGTAGGTCGCCCTTGATCTTGCGAACCTGGTTGGAAAGGCTGGTGGATGTCCGTTCGACATCCCCCTGCGCATCCGACAAACCTTCGGCGATCAGCGCCGAGCGCGCCATGATCTTGCCGTACTCGTTCACTTCCTGCCCGGCATCGACCAGCCCAAGTTCGACGGCCTTCGCCGCCACCGCCGCCTCTGTCAGGAACACGCCGAAGTCGCGCAGCGGTTCGCTCTCGCCGGTCAGACCCGAACGTATCTTCCCCATCGCAGTGTCAAAATCGGTGTTGTAGAAGCTGGCCGCGTCCTGGGCGAGTACGGTGAAGCGCTGCGACAGGCGTGCCGCCGCCGCCTCGGTAGGGGCTGCCGCCTTGAAAAGCTGACCGAAGGCGAGCGCACCTTCCTGCATTTCACCGGTCGCGCGGCCCATCGCGTCGCCGGTCTGTTCGGCCCAGCGGTTCATACGCCCGGCCATATTGCCGAAGGTGTAATCGAACGCCGATTGCAGCTCCGACGCGTCCGCTGCCGCTTTCGTGAACAGCACGCCAAGCCCAGTGAGCGGGAGCGTCATGCCCACGGTCATCCGCTTGCCCGCATTCGTCACTGCATCGCCGACCTTGCCAGCGAGGCCAATGATACCCTTGAAGGCACCTTCAACGACGGACGTGCCGCGCTGAAAATCCTCTAGGTCCCATGCGAGGGAGGCCGACAGCTTAGCGATGGTTCCGCCTGCCATTTGCACCTCCTCAATTGGATATTCAGCGCACGTGATGTATTCGGCCAGAAATTCGGCCTAGGAGATCGACACATGCGTAGGGTTTTGGTTTTGCTTGGATCAGGGTTTGCCGCATCAGCGAGCCCAGCATTGGCCGACTGGCAGCACACCCGCTGGGGCATGTCGGTCAGTGAAGTAGTCACATCATCTGCAGGTGAGGCGGCACCCGTCAAAGGTACAGATGGCGATCAGGTTCGAGGGCAAGACTTAGGCGCTGAAGGTACTTACGATGCAGGCGGGTTCAGCTTCCGCTCGCAATTTTACTTTTCGCCTATCTCCGGCGGACTGTCAGCAATACGTTTGCACCCGGACGATCAGAGGGCTTGCCCGCTGTTGGAACGAGAAATCCGCGCGGTTTACTCTGCTAGCGGGCGGTCTGAATATTACAGCGCTGAGCGAAATTTGAGAGTTCGCATCACCGATGGTTACGGCCAGTGCTTCCTTCTTTACACACCTATCTCACCGCCGAATGACACCGGCCTATGATTGCCGATCGCGATTGAGGAACATGATCCAGAGTTGCGCCCCAACATGCTCCGAGCCGGGTTCCGGTTCCGGCTCTTGCTCCGGCTCTTCTTCCCCGAGCATGTCCGCCAGTGAAGGATAGGTCTTTGGATCGGCCATCCCCGACAGTCGCCCGCCCAACCAAGCGCCAAGAATGACATTGCGCTGCGCAGCCAGAGATCGCTCGCCAGCACCTTGGAGGGCGAGGATCGTGGATCGAGGCGTCTCTAGGAAGAACTCTTCCCGCCCGAAGCCCGCTTGGCGGTACGAACGGAAGATGCTTTCCCAGTCCCACGCTTCGGCTTCGCCGCCACCTGAGCCGCCCTGCCGTTTCCCACCGGCTTCGGCGGGTCGATGCTCGTCAGTACGGCCTTGAATGCTTCCTGCGCCGCAGAATCGTCCGCATCGAGGAACATTTCGATCGCATCGTCCTCGGTGATACCGGGATGGTTCACGACAAGCGCGCCGTAGAACAACGCGACGACCGTGCGAAGCATCGGATTGCGGCCCATCGCCATCGCCCGCTGCGCTTCTTCCGCAGCATCAAGCGCCGAATAGTCGAGCACGTCTTCGGCGTGCATCAGCGTTCGGTTGTTGAGGGTCAGGCGATACTCCTGACCCTCATAGGTGAACGAAGCGGTCCCTTCGAGCCGGTTTCCCATCGTCAGCCCCTTACGCCGCAGGCGGCGGGGTTACCGCGCCCTTAGCCATTTCGCGCACGCGGATCGTGAGCGTTGCGGTCTTCTTGCCGCCGGTCGAAACCTGGTTCTCTTCGTAATTGAAGATGCGCATCATGGCCGTAGCTTCCTGCGTGGAGCCGTCGTTCGCCGCACGCGATACGATCTTGCCCGGACGCTGCTCTTTGCTGAACAGGTGTTCGGAAATCTTGATGTCGGTCTCCGAACCCGGACGATATTTGATGACGGCGGTGAGGGCGGAAAGCGTCCCCAAACCAGGGATCTGCATCGCGATGCCCCCGGAGTCGAAATCGGTGTCGTCTTCCTCGTTGAAGCTCAGCGAAGGGCGCTTGATCTCGATAAGACCCATAACCTTGAAAAGGGCACCATCCGAGCCGGTAAGGTGAAGCTCTTCTTTGTCCGCAATCACGGATTCGACGTAATCGTCTTCCATTAGTCAGTTCCTTGTGCTGGTGAGTTGGGGACGAAAAAATCGAGAATCGTCCGAAAAACCTTCAATCCCCCCGGAAGGTCTTCGGGGTCTGCGTCTCGCTCGAAGGCGAGTTGCGATCGGTTGAACCGCACATCGCTGAACGTCGCCTCGCGCTCCATCTCAACGATCAGCGCGTCCTTCGTGGCTTTCGCGCTCAGCGGGGTCAGGTCGAATATCTCGGCGCGAATGCGCGGGCGGGTCAGGCCATCGGTGCCGCCCTGGTAATAGTCCCGGCCGGGCGACACGGTGGTCAGCACCAACGCGGGAAAGGCGGTCTTGTCGTTGCTCTTGCGCTCGTTCCAATCAACGGCAGCGCGGTTGTGAACCTGGCCCCACGCGATCGGAGCGGCACGTAGGCGGTCTTGCAGGGCTCGCTCCATCAGATCGCCCCTTCAATTCTGGCACCGATGCGACCGCCGAATATCTCGATCACGACGCCTTCATTGGCGTCCACTGCCGGGGCGAGCATGGGTTGAGCGCGGTGATTGACCGTGCCGAACTCCCAGAAATGCCCCTTCCAGTCGCCGATGATCACGCCGACCGTGCCGTCCTCGAAGATCGTCGCTTGGATGCTGTCGCGCAGGTCGCCTTTATCGACCGGCGCCAAGCTGCGCGCATCCTCCGCGATAGGCTCCACCGCGATTAAGCCGTCTTCTTGCAGGTTGCGATCAGAGACGGCTTCTCCGATAGATTTCAGGTTCGCCAACGCCTCTTGAACGCCGTCGAGCCGGAATTGCATCAGGCCTCGTCCACTGCCTTTGCGATGTCGGCCTTCACAACTGCACCGCTTTTGCCGCTGCCCTTCTTAGGCAGGTCGATGTTCCGCTCTTCAGCCTCGTTCTTCAATTCGGCCACGGTCGGCTCGACCAGTTCGACGAACCCGAATGCGATATCGGTGGCGGGGCGATCGTGCTGATACTCGTCGCCCACGGCATGGACACCGTGCACGTTCTGGTGCCAGCGCAGGGTTTTCACCTTCGGCATCGTATCATCCCTCTATGGAGCCGCGAACGGCAGTGATTTCGAGATATCCACGCTCGGGCGTGTCGGGAGCGATTCCTTCGATGTCCCACACCGACCCGGCGTAAACAATCCGATCCTTTAGCGTGACCGCGCGCGTGTCGCTGTCCATCAGCAGCCCGAACGTCGCGGCCTGTGAGCCTTGCTCCATGGCGGCTTCCCGGCGCTCCGAACCCTTGCCCATCCAAACCTGCGCCCAACGCTTGAAGGTGATGGGCGTCTCGGATTCGACCTCTTCGCCGTATTCATTCTGAGTGAACGTGAATCGCTCAAAGACGATGCGCTTGTCGCGATTGCCAGCCTTCACACCCGCAAACTCCGGTAAGGGCGGCACAGAGCCTCCACAGCCATCATCGCGGCGCTATCACTCTCTCCGGTGCGCCATTCGTCGTATTGCGCCCGTAGATGCACCAGAACGGCGCTCACGAGGTCCGCAGGGGGCTCGGTGTAGCCTGCCGTGTAAGTCAGCAAGACAAGGGTGTTCTCGTCCATGGTGGGCCAGGTCGAAAACGGATAGGCCCGATCGCGCACGATCTGCGCGTCATCGATAAGTCCCGCGCTGCCATCCGAGCCGGTGTAGTCAATGCTCAGGTCGTCCGGGTTCGGGCCGTAAAACAGCGGCAGGTAGGGACCGAATGCGCTTTCGTCCTGCGCCACCTCGCGCCGGGTCAGCAGCTTGCCGGTGTGGTTCTCGACCCATGCGATTGCCGCTGCCAGATACTGCGCGACCAGCGTGTCTTCTTCGTCGTGGTCAATGCGCAGATGCTGCTTGGCGAGGGTGAGGTCGATCATGGGTTAGGACTTCTTGCCCTTAGGCTTCGGCGCGGCCTTTTCCTTC